ATATCCGACCACTCGCACCAAGACTTGGGATTGCCGCCAGCCGATGATCTCTCCCTGTTCGGTGCGCAAGGCGGGCGGTTCCGGCACCTTATCATACCAATAGGTATCGATAACCAGGGCATGGCCGATCTCAAGCTTCTGCTTTTTCATGATGTGTCATCTCGTAAAGCCACGTTCCTTTGAGCGGAACTTCTTCACAGTGGACCCACGCATGATGAGTTTTGCAGAGCCAGATAACCTCGAGCGGCCTGCTGTAATCATCATGGTGAGCCTCGGTTTTTGAATCGCCGCATACTTGGCAGGGGCCAGGAGAAATGTGGCCCTTTTTTATCCAGTAATGTAGACGTTGCCGCGCATTGTTTCTCAGCCTCTTGTCTTCGCCATTCTGGGACACAGAATTAAGAATTCCTAAAGAATTTTGTTGATTTCCAACCACTTACACAGCGATTTCGACCGTTATTTTGAGATCCTCGATCTCAGCGTAGGCTTTGCCGCCCCGGCTGCGGGCGACGTCTCCCAATTCCCCGACCGTGGTTGACATGTCAAAAGCAGTTTCTTCGTACTGGAGAGCTTTCTTGAGAGTCCAGCGTTTCATCACAATCCAGTACGCGAGGTTTTTAACCATCTCGGTCTCTTCCTTGCTCCAGGCGATTAGCTCTTTCTCGCTAATCCTTGGGTTCCCGGCGTCAATGGCATCGGCGTATTCGTCTCCGCAGAGCCGCCGGATCCGGTTTAAAGCCTTCTCGCCCTCCTCGCTCCAAACGGTATCGCGAACGACTTGGCCGTTATCGCCGCCCAGGTCGACCTCGATCCCAGGAGCGGCTTTTACGGTCTTGGTTCTGGCCCTGGTGACCCGTTCGCCGGTCTTGGTTCGTTTAGCCTCAACGGCTTTTCGGACCATGTCGTAGGTGGCGATTGCCTGCTCTTTATCACAGTAGTCTAAGATCCGCTGCCAGAGCCCAATCATCTCGGTAGTGTCTTTAATCTTGATCAGCTCGAGCACCTGACTCTGGGTATAGGGCAGCTGGAGTTTTTGCTCCTTGAGTGCCTCTAAAACAGGACTGGCGCGCATCCAAGTGCACGCCAGCTGATAGTCAAAGCGCAGACAGTGTTCGACGTACTCTTGAAAGTCATTTTTGCCCATGACCTCGAAGAGCTGCTCCTCTTTGATTTTGAGCAGCTCTCGGCCAATAACCCTGATGCTTTCAACGGTATCTTTACTAGCCCTCGCTATCTTGAGTTCGCATTCGGCTAGCGCATCATGCCGGGTTTTGGAACCGGCATCTTTCTCTACAAGAATAGTATTACTCATCCTGAAAGGATGAGTTTACACACCTTGCCAAGGTTTTGCAGTCTTATCATAGCTGATTCGCTCCTCAATCGCTTTGAGGTCGTCCAACTGCTCCTGGGTAGCTCTGGCAATCTGCTTATGCGCTTCTGGCACCCAGCGGGTCTCAATTAGCTGCATTTCAGCCGGAGTAAGTGAGCCTACGGTGCGAACAATTTTAGTGATCGTCCCGTCCGGCATCTTGCGCTCGGTGAAGCTTCTTATTCCCTTGATCTCGTGGTCGACCCACCAGGGCTTTTCCGGCGCAGGCCCCTGGTCGGTCGGGGGGCTCATATCGATGATGTCGTCCGGCAAAGGGGACTGGTCGTTAGAGTGTGAAGGGGCGGCAGCGACCGTCGATATTGAGCCAGCCCCAGCCTCCTGGGCTTTTTTTGCTGCGGCTTCCTGGGGAAAATCTCTACTTAGTTGGGTCTCGAGCGGCGTCTGGGCTCTTTGTTGCGCCTGTTCTTTGGCCTCCTCGAGGCTCTGTTTCTCGGCGTCCGCATCGACAAACTTGAGCGGGGCCATTGGCTGCTGAGCCGGTGCGCCCTGGGACGCGGCCAAGTCTTCCAGTTCCTCGCTCGTGTAGAGGCCTTTAAGGACGTCGCTAAACTCATCGCGCAGGCCAAAGCCTAAGGCCCGGTAATAGGTCATCCGCTTCTCGTACTGGGGCCAGACCGGGTTGCGGGAATAGATCCCGGCTTTCTTCGCCTCTCGCACGCTGAAAGTGTAATCATGGGACTCAGAGCCCTCGCGCTGAAGGGTGACTGTACAGGTCAAGTCATCGCCCTGGCCCTCCCAGACTTTCTTGTACTCGGCTAACTGCCCAGTCTGCCGGACCATGGCCAGGGCCAGATCACCCATAATGCCGATCCGGTTGTTTATCACGGTCAGGCCGTCAATCGCCTGGAGCGGGCGCAGGCCCAGCTCGGCACCTCGGGCCCAGCAGATCACAAGTTGCTGGGGGGTCGTAAAAGCCTTAGGCGCAAAGCCTGATTGCAAATAGCACTGGGCGGCGCGGAACATGCCGTCGATATCGGTAAACTCGAAACCGCTGGTGGGATTAAATTTGACCGGCGCTTTGGAATCTTCTTGTTGTTCGGTTTGGCTGCTCATGTAATTCGGGAGGCTGCTTTAATGGTTACAGTGATGTCCTGGGTTACTTCAATGCCGGGAAGCGTCGGAGCGTGGTCCGGCGCGATCTCCAGCTGAGCCCTAACAGCATCCTGACAACTGAGGATGTCCAATTCAATTTTCAATAACCGAATACATCCGGCGTTCACTGTCGCCTCGGCGTTCACCAACTTAAACTTCCAGGGATGACTCACCCGGCCACCGGGGACGAGCCCCTTCTCCGGCTCCTGATTCATGGCCGCGATCTCTAGATCCAGGGCGCGAGCGATTTCGATAGCGTCGATTGCTTCGGGCGTTTCGTGATTAGACTGCATTTGTCGCACCTTTTGCCGGTGAGCCGCTTCCTCGGCAGCTTTCGCGGCCCGCTCCAGGCGCTCTTGGTCTTTCTTCTTTTGCTCGAGCTGTTTAACGTAGCCTTTGAGGAGCCCTGCTATGCGGACCTCTTCGGCTTCTACTTTGCCGATCAGCTCCTTGGCGAGGTCCTCGATTGAGGCCAGCACCATCTCGAAGGGCCTTTTCGCCGCCCGCTTGGAATCATAGATCTCGCCATGAATGGCCTTGAGTTCTCCGGCGGCGCGGCGCGCGGCAGTAAAAGTATCCTCATCTTTGACCTCGGTGATACCCTTGAGTGTACGTTCGGTCAGCTCGAGGACCCGTTTGCGGTCGCTTGAGCGGATCTTGACAGAGATATCACTGACGGTGAGAGGTTTCTCTCCATAGTAGGGTGCGAGTTCCATTAGTGCGTGGGAGTGGTTTGGGTCGCGTCCTGGGCAAACTGGGTCCAGTAAGCCGTAATAGCGTCATCCAGCTCCTGGGCCTGCTCAAGAATGGTTTCCCTCATCATGGGAAAGTAATCCTGCAGATTGGCGCGCGAGTGTTTGACGGCCCGGATCAGCATGGCGCGCATGCCGACCGCGTCTCGGCGGCGGAAATAACCACAATTCAGGATCTTGCGCATGTTTCCGCGTTCGTTGCCAGAAGAGACCGCGACAATATTATCGTGGAGGGGCACGATGGCTTTAGCCAGCCCCTCTACTTCACTTTGAGAATGACGGTAATGGACATGGGCGTCCACAGTGCTCTGTATCATAACGTGCTTGGGCTTCGGTGACTAGTGGGCTTATTGACACGTTATAATCAGCTCCTTGCAATGCGCAACGCTTAAAAAGCATGCTTTTATCCACAAGCATGCTTAAGCATGCTTTTACTCTAAGTACCCGGCGGCGCGGGCCCACCTGGGATTAGAGTGAATTTTCTGGTGGCACCAGAAGCAGACCGCCAGACAATGCTCGAAGTCTAGGAGCCGTTTGCCGATCCGGCCCCGTTTGTGGTGGGCCTCGGTCGCAACGTGCTTTTTGCAGATCTGGCAAAAGAGGTGCGCCCGCAGGAAGGAGAGCCGCTCTTCGGAGTACTTGCGCAGCTGGGTGCGCCGCACTTTAGAAGCCCTGCTAAGGCCCCTGGAAGCCCGCAGGGGCGTCTTTCGCCGCAGGGGCGAGCGCTTCATACCAGACAGGCATGCGGCACCGGCAGAGGCTCATTAAGAGGCCTCCACAGATGCAAGGTGTAGGGATGGTCATTGATGTAATCGTCTTTGGCTGGGTGAAACTGTACGCACCAATCCTCGTCACTGAAGAAGGCCTCTTTAACCCGGCACATCACGTTCCAGCTGGGCAGTATGCGCCTTTGGGCGTTACTGATGGAAAGGTGCTGCCAGCCCATGCCGTCGCCCAGCATGACGTGCCACATCTCCCCTTCCAGGGGCACTAGGAAGCAACCGTTCCAACCGGCGGTTTCGTCTGAGCCGTACTGGCCAGTGCGGATGCGCCACCGGTTGGCTTTAATCAGTTTTTCTAGGCCGGTCATCCCAGTTGTTCTAGGAACTTCTTAACCGCTTCGTCTGGGGCGCGTTCCTTGACGATTCGCGGACGGCGTGCCTGCCGCAAGTTGCCGCCGAAGATGACCGGGATTTTCTGGCGCTTGGGTCCCAGGCGCATGAGCTGTTTGCCTTCGCGCATGGCGAGGTACTCTTCATGGCTGGGAATCGGGTAACGGTCCAGATGGAACTGGAGAAATGACCCGAAAAACTTCTGTTTTCCACCGGCACCGGCCCGCAGTTTTTCCACTGTGTCTTTGCGCAGGACACAGGTGACCTGAACGTAGTCCTCAGGGTTCACCTTTTTGGGTCGGCCAGAGTTACGCCTGTAACCTCCGCGACCGCTCGCTTTTTTGCTTTTACCATTGATTGACATATGCGTGAGTAGAATTCCGACAGGGCCCAGGGATCAGTTATAGTGCCTGATCTGCCGCCTGGGAGCAAATAACTAATCCCGGTGGCTGGCAGGCCACTGCTCAAGTAGGGAATTCCGAGTTTACGTTTTCTCATAACGGGATTACTTTTAGCTCTTATCTGGGTTCTGTCAGCAAGCATGCCCCTGCCCGAGTGGGCAGGGGCGCAGACAGATCCGATTGTCGGATATCACTGGCGGGCCTCGGGTGAGGCCCGCCGCTTTCATTCATCGGAATCTTCATCGGGAGTGGGTTCTTTGACGACCACTCCCATCATTTCCAGGGCATCGAGAATCTCGGTAAGGGAGAGTTTCATTTTTGGCGCACCTCCTCATACATGCCTTCGAGCATGATTAAGGCATCGACTCCGTTGACGGGATAAACTCTCTTGTCGCCATGCTCAATTCTGATGAGTTGGCCTCGCGGCGCTTGCCGGACGATGTCCAAAAGGACGTGGATCATTTCCTCTGATAGGTTCACTTGCATAAAGCACTTTCTCGCCTATTTCTTCTTCTTTTTTGGTTGATGCTGCGGGCCCCGCTTTGGTTTCACCGGCTTTTCGAAACGCTCACGCTTCTGAGTATGCCAAGTCTTTTTGGAGCCAAAGTTGTGCAGCTTCATTAGTCAGCCTGCCAGTTGAAGTAAAAGCGCGGCATATGCACAAACTCGAGTGAGCCCTTTTGGCCGTCCGATTTGCGTTTGGCCACTACGTAGGGAGCCATAAAGCCCAGGAGTTCGAATTCCTCGCGCATTTCCGCAGTGCTCCACACTTGGCCGTACTGGGCCTCGAGTTCCGCGCGGCGCTGCGCTTCTTCTGTGTCCAGGCCTTGGTTCAGCTCGACAAGGCGAGCACGTCTGATGTTTTCTGTTGGGTCTTCCATAAAGTCGTTGGAGTTAAGAGGCTAGAGCGCCCTCCTGCAGGTCTGCTACTGCCAAGTCTGCTTGGTTGAATTCCCCTTTGGAAATGTGCTCGATGCGGCGTTGAGCAAATTTTTTAGCTTTCCGCATGGAGGCGAAGTTGAGCGTGATCACGCGAACCGTGTTGGGCTGGTCTTTTAGTCCATAGCGGATCTCGCGGATCTCCAGCGTGTAACCCAGGTCTCTAAACCCGTGGATATAGAAACGGCCTTCTAGGCTATGGGCAACGTGGGGCTCGTCCTGAAGTTCCTCCCACTCGAGCCATTGGATTTTTGGTGTTTTCATAGGTGCTTGCTTTCAGGTTGTGGGGCGGCTCCTAGCGCCGCCCCTGGTTAGTTATGCTGCCATGCTGTCAGTGTCCCAGTCGCGGGCGGTTAGGAAACCGCTGACGCGTTCCTGGCGTGCTTCATTGGCCTGCTTGCGTGCTTCCAGTTCCTTGGCCTTGGCGATGATGTCGGAGAGCCGATTGGCTATCCTTTCCTCGCCTGCCATCTCCTTGTGGGCCACCTCGGCCAGCTTGGCCGATACAACTGGGGCCGGTGCTGGCGCTGCCTCAACCACGCTCGCCCCAGTGGGGCGACTGAAGAATCCGAAAGCCGCTTCCTTGGGCTCGACCGTCGCCGTCAGAGTGACGCGCAGGCCCTTGAGCGTGTCCAGATGCGCAATGGAGGCCGGGACCGTGCCCCAGACCTTCCAGCCAGCGTCCGAGACGAGCAGGCATTTCAGGGAGCCGCCGAAGCGGTTTTCCTGAAATTTGACGCTAGCGATGGTGCCGGTGATCTGGACCCGGCCAGTGGGGATCGGAGAGGTCGGGACCACTTCGCGCTGGGCTTGGCGCTCGGCGTACTGGGCCAGCGAACGGCGCAGGGCTGCTTCCTGGCGCTCGGTGAGTGAGCCGTAACGCTCAAAGCTCACCGCCAGGGACGAATAGAAATTGTCGGTGCGACCGCGCGCGGCCAGTTCAGCAATGACGCGGGTCAGTTCTTCTCGGAGGGTTTGTTGGGCTGCTTGCATGGCTTAGATACTCGTCTCTACCAACGTATAAAGCAAGTGATATTTCAAAGAAAAGTGCGGAGCGCCCAGGCTAGTTAATTTACCTGTCGCCCCGCTGCGTGGGTTGTCCCAAGAGTAAAGATCTCGGGTTTGCGTCAGCACTCCACGCTTATCTAGACGCAAAGCTATTTGCTGGGCAGCTTGACCAGCTCCGCGCGCGGCGCGTAATCGGCTCGGGCCGGAGGAGCTACATAGGGTGCCGGGACCGGCTGTTTGGTTCCGGCATAAGCTTGAGCGCTTGCCGCGTCATGGTTCCCTCTCCACCAGAGCCATACGCAGCCTCCGATTAGAGCCAGGACGACCCAGCCCCGGATCTTAGGTGGCAGGCAGGCAATTAAGCCAAAGAAGACCCCAATGATAATCCCCGCGATCAGAAGCGGATGGCTATTGTGAGAACGGGGCATGGCTTGCACCTTGATCTCAGCAGGCTGCGGATCCGGCAGTCCTGTGACGTATAGATTCTCCCAGCGTCCTGTCTGAAGGTTCTGGACTTGGAGCATTTTATTCATCTGGGTGTTCCTTGGTTTGCATGCTTACCGGGTCCCCCGCCATTCCACTTGGCGCAGGGACCCGGCTGTTGATGCAAGCAACAGTCTTTAGGCAGCGGCCTGGGCTAGCAGGCGTTTCCAATCCCCTTGCGGAAGCTCTACAACAGCCGCTCCGGCGCGTTCTAGCTCACTAGCGCGGTCATAGGACTCAACGTCTGCTGCGTACCGTGTAACGGCATTGTAGAGGCCAAAGCGGGTCAGGTCGCCTCCGGCGATCAAGGCATTTAAGACACCCTTGTTCTCGCCTTCGGTCAGGCCCACCTGCTTGCCGGTGAGGTTCACTAGCTTGACCACATCGGTCGCCGTCTCGATCTTGTCCTGAGTCGTCCCGTCGACTTGGTCGCACAACTCGTTGAACCGGGCCGGGTCAAAGGCATTCTTGACCACATCTTGGACTTGGCTCATCAGAGCCGCATTGGTCAGGTTCTGGGTCTGCGCCGACAGAAGGGCCACTAGGTCATCGCCAACGATATCGTGGCGCGCGCCGACATGATATTTCCGCATGCTCCTGGCACCGAAGAACGCGAGGTTGGAGCAGAAGGAGTCGTACAGGCCGACTTGAACCGAGAGGGCACCCTGGCCGACTTCGGAGTTAGAGACCGTGATCGCCGGAGCCGCGATGCGGACGATTTTGTGCTGGCCATCGCCCATGTGGTTGCCGGTTTCGGCCAACTTGCGGGAGACAGTGCGGTCGACCACCTTGATGTACAGCTTTCGGTCAGTCACTTCGCAGGAGACGATGTCGAAGCGGCCACCATCTAGGAGGATAGGCAGGATGGCCTCGCACAGATCCTCGTTCTCAATCGGACGATATTTGTCCGAGAGGAACGCGCGGGCATTGCCATCCAGCGTGCGGACCATCCGCTTCTGGCCGACCTGAGAGGCTAGCCACGTATTGATATTGGTCGCCAACAGCTCCGGCTGCTCCTGACGCATGCGGTCGTAATAAGCCGCCGGGATTTGCAGATAACCGCCGATCTGATCGTGGGTGATCTCGTTAACGTTGAAGCGGTTGCCGCCAACGTTGAGCTGGAGGAGCCGGTGGAAATCGCGCTTGGGCGCGGGCTCCCCTTTAACAAGGCGGTCAAAATCGTCTGCGGCCTGTTCTTCCAAAGTCGTCTCGACTTTGATGGCTTCGGTGCGGGCCACGTAATCGTGTTTAGCACCTGCGCGGCGCTGAACTTCGGTTGCGAGTTGGACTATGCTTTTACCTGATTTCATCTGAGTTGCTTGCTTTCTTTTTTGGGTTAGCCGGTTCTCCCGGCGTGCAAAGAGTCTCGTCTATCTAATTTGATATGTCAAATGCTATTTCCGTTAGAAGCTGAGCACCGTAATAGCCAAGATAGCCAACCAGCCCGCGATTATTAAGAGCCAGATAGTCAGGGCCATGCGGCGCTCAAACATTTACTTATCAGCCGTTACTTGGTTCGCTGACGCAGAAGACCAGAAAGAGTCGGCCTTAAGGATTTGTAGAATCCGACCCGCTACCCAGGTGCCAGCCGCTTTATCCTCTTTAGCGGCGGGCAGGGAATTGGGGCAATCGTTAGCGATTGCAATCAAGCGGAGCAGTGCGTTAGCTTCCAGCACAGTCAGCGGCAGCTCTATTTTTTTCGGTGGTGTTTTCGGTGGTGTTTTCATGGATTCATTCGATTGGTTGTTGGAGCACTTTAAATAAGTGCTGGCGAAATGATTGCTTGGCGTAAGTGTCTAAGAGCGCCTTGTGCAGGGCTTGCATGAATTCCTGCTCCTCCTTGTTGCGGTTGTTCTTGGTGACCCAGGTCATATAGAGCACAAAACGCGTCCCGAATTCGGATGCGTCTCGGCTCTTGGAGGAGACCAACCTGAGTACTTCTAGAGCAGTTAAACTAAAGAGATCTGGGACAGTGGCTTTCGGTTCACTTTGCCTCATATCAAAGCGGAATGTAATCATCCCCAACCTTGCGGGCAGCGCCCAGGATGTCCGCGAAGCCCTGGCGGCTGGAGAAATAGCGTTGACGGCCATCGGCAAATCTGACGCACAGGCCGTTATAATGAAAACAGTGCACGATCACGGCAGGCTGCGGGTTTTTAAAAGGCGGGTCATTTACTAAGACGTGATCGCCTGGGCGCAGTTTCCGGTGCAATTGGTCGAGCATTCTCATGGTCGTTCGACGTACTCTCCAGTGTGGGTGTCCAGCATGCGCAGCTGCCGGTAAGGGTTGTGCTCGCAGGCGCTGCGGAAATAGACCAGGGCTAACTCCCGGTCTTTGCTCCGGTAGATGACTTGGCCGTCCAGCAGGACCTGATAGCGATTTAGTTGGGTTCTCATGGCTGATGGCGGGAAGCGTGGATGTTGCGACCGTAACCGTCACAGAAGCTCTCATCCCATTCGCTGGGCAACACGCTGAACTGGCCCAGGTTGCTCTGGCAGATGATCGTGTGGGACTTCTTCGAGTACCGGATGGCACTCACGCGCGGATTGGAAGGAAACTGGTGGCCAGTGCGGTCGTAATAGACACCTGCGCCGCTCATCCAGACGTCTTTGATTTCTTTAATCAGCCGCCCAGCATAGGTGCGGCTCGAGGTGGAGATGAGGTTCATTATTTGCCTCCGTTGGCTGGGTTGCGCGCCTCCCAGATACGGTCGGCGCAGTTGATGTTGCCTGCGGCCTTGGAGAGGAAGGTCGAGGAGGTCTTGACGTTCTTGAGCGCCTGCTTGAGCCAATGCTTGCGGTCGGCATCGGTCTCGCGATTGATCTCTTCCTCCAGGCGGAAGGCCATCGTGTCGAGCTGCTCGTGGGCGTTGTAGCGGAGGTTACTAAGGCTGCGTTCTGCTTGCATGGCTGAGAACCTCGGTTATCCCGTTTGATTTGTCAAATGCTATTTCCGTTCAGGAGGGATCGGATAAACTCTGGAAAGGATATAGCGCTTATAATTTTGAGAAAATAAGGCCAAAAGCGGATGGCCTTTAAACGCACGAGGTTGGCGCTAGACGCGTCCGAGTGCCAAGTAAGTAGATTCTACCCTTGGCAAATTATAACGATCCTGGGGCATCCTGGCGCGTTTTAGAGGCATCGCTAGAGTCGGTCAAAACGATGGCAAAGAGGGCCACTTCGTTGGTTTTGCCGCCCCGGTTGGCGTCGCTAGTGATCTCCATGGCCTCTTTGAAAGCGTAGCGTCCGGCCTCTAGAATTGAGCGGGTATAGCCTGCGCTGCCCGCCCGCCACCATTGGCCGTGTTCCTCACTCCAGATTAGGAAAAGCGGGTCACTCATAAATCCTTTATGCGTGCCGCGATCTGCTCATAGCGCTTTAGCTTGGCAAGAGTCGATGGCAACGGAGTGTGGCCCATCCGCTTATTGTTCTCGACAAAGCGCCGCAGATTCTTGATTCCGCTAGTCAGCGCTTCCTTTAATAGCCCAAGCTCTTCTTTGGTGATTTCAATCATTCTGCCTTGGCTTTCTGAATAGCAGCCTCGAGCACTTCGACCTGGGCCAGGACCTGCTGCCTTGCAATCAGTTCGTCAATCCGCCTTTGAGCCATATCACTTGCGGCGATGGCAGTGGAGCGATAACCAACTGTATCGCCGTCAACTGCCGCCATCCAGATCGGCTCGCCTTTGGTGTAATAGCCAAAGAGGCCGATCTCGTGCCCCCGGTACAGGCTCGTGGTGTCGTAGCGAACCCAACGGTCATTCAGTTTGAATCCGTAACGCATAACTTTAAAAGGGACAGCTATCATCGACCACTACCGGAGTGCTGCCCACTGGGCGTTCGACCTCGAATACGAAGTAGCCGTAATCGCCTTCCTGGCCGCTGCCCGGACGAGTAGCCGCCAGGGCCTCAGCTCGTGTCCGGCTCTGGCATACGGCGACGATCCGGGTATTGACTTGCACAAAGGCATCAGTGGCTCGGCAATAGATATCCACTGGGACGCACACTACATGATGTCCGGCTTTGGCTAGGCTGTAGGCTCGGTGGAAATGGTTGTTGCGAACGGCGAGCTGTTTGGCTTCCGCATAGCAGTTCTCGGCTTCGCTAGCCGCACCGGCTTCGAAATCACGATCTTCTTGTTCTTGGATAGATGCTTGCATGGCCTAGACAGTCGTCTATGAATCCTCACTTGTCAAATCAAAGGTACGCTTATTATAATCATACCTCCGGCAGCGTGCTTTTTCCGTATCGTAAAGTGTTCAAAATCAACAAATTTCTCTAAGAATTCTTAATTCTAGCGGTCAAAATAGAGCCGCAACAGCTGATCGATACACTGGTCAGGATTGATCCGCCGGGGCCAGTGTGCTTCCCAGATAATGGGCAGCGCCGTAGTAAAGACACTGCAGTCGGCAACGTGCCGGTAGGTCCAACCGCCGGTCAGAAGGCCGTAGCCGGTCAAGGGACAGTTGCCATTCGCGCCTGGGATCTTAAACTGCGGGTAGACAAAGGGCTCGCGAAGAAGTGCGGATTCATCGACCCAGATTAGGTGGTCACCGGCCACCGGCGCGCATCGAATGAGATCGGCATCCAGAAGCTTGTGGATATCGGCCTGATCGGCCCAGTCGACCACGAGTGGGAATACGGCGCACTTAAAGGGATCTATAAGCAAGGCCCGAATCTTGACAGGTGCGCCTCGAGCTGATTTCCTTGGGGTTGTCGTAAGCATGCCCCAACCTACCGATAACGATCCGGTTTTGCACGCACTAAATGCAGCCCGAGAACGGCAGCGGGGGACGGTTATTCCTATGCGTCTGCCTGAGGCCTCCACGTTGGCCCCAGACGCGCCCGCCCCGCACTTAGGTGACTTGATAGCGGAGCTAGGCCCGCAACGTGTCCTAGACGCTCTCAAGGCCTGGGATATGCGTTTGCAGGGCAGGCCGATCTATGAAGTAGCGCACGAGTTCAATCTTTCAGTCGAAGCGGCCAAACATCTAATTAAGGAGGCCCATAGTGCCATCGCGGAGGATCTCAAGGAAAACGTGGAGCAAAATCGGCAATTGGATCTGGACAGAATTGATGGGCTTTTACAAACCTTCTATCCCGCCGCCAAGGCCGGGGACGACAAAGCGGCGGCGGTTACCCTGAAGTGTATTGAGCGCCGCGCGAAATTGACAGGCACAGAGCCAGACGAGCGACGGCCCAGTGGTGAGCCGCGCAATGTCTTGGTTTGGGTCCAGAACCAGTTGCCAGCCATTAACCGGCTAGTGGACAGCCTGCCAGTGGAACTGGCCCCAGGAGCACCGCCATGATCACAACCGACACAAGTAAGCGCTCGAGTAACATCCATCAAATAAGTTATGATGCTGGCAATCAGGCTTTGGAGGTGACGTTTAAATCTGGTGGCCGGTACCGGTATCACAATGTGAGCCCACTGGATCATCAGAAGTTTCTATCTGCGCCCAGCCTGGGCAAACATTTTAATCAAGAGTACTGGGGCAATAAGCGGCATCCGAGTCAGAAGCTGCAGCCGACCGACAATGAGCGAAGCGGGAACTTGTGAGCCTAGGCAACATGAGGTGCGACAAGTGTGGGGAATTAGAGCCCGCGCTATTTAGGGCTAAACCCATGGGTGACCCTAACCCGATAGGTTGGTGGTGCGAAGCCTGTCTGCATGAGGCGGGGCAGGATCTGGATGAGGAAACTTTGCGGTTAATCAACATTTTGAGACGAGGCAATCCGCGCAATGACTGAGTTTGGCGAGAAGCTTGCAAAAGATATCGAGGAGCTGATAAACAGCTTAGAGGAATTGGCTTGTGAGCAGCCGGACCAATACTTTTTTACGCCTTATCAAACGCTCCATGGCCGTCTCCTGATGGCCCTAGAAAGCTACAAGAATGCCAGCACCACTCGATTTCCCAACGCACTGCAAAAACCTGCGCAAAGTGATCAAGACAATAGCAGCAGAGGTGAATGACACGCACGGCCACCCTGTCTTTGGCGAGGAAGAGGAAGCCAAGAAAGAGTCTAATTATGATGAGATGGCGGCGAATATCACGCTTTGCTACCGGCATCTGGAAGACGCGGCCATGAGGTTAGGCAAAGCCATCCAGGCCTTTGACGGGGGAAAGAGCGTCTATGACAGTTGAAGAGTTCCGCTTAAGCCCAGAACAGCGCGGGCATTTAATCGGGCTATTAGAGAAGGTGCTTTCGCCCCCGATGCGGGAGGACTGGGACAACTTCGGAGACTTCGAGTTATTGATGTCGGCGCTGGTGGCCGCGTTTAAAGATGGATTGAGCCCGGACCAGACCCAGGCGCTATTCAGAGGCCAGTGGGGGATTGATCGGGAAGTGATGATGGTAGCCTTAGTCACAACAGCGGCGCAGGCGGCGCAGGTGATAGAGGCGGTGCAGCCCAAGAGCATTCAACGCAATTAGGCGTTTTATGATGAGGAATCCGCTCGACCTAGATGTTGACGATCCTCTGCGCAATACGCCGTTAGGAGAGCTTAAGGCTGAGATGCGCAATATCCACGGGAAGCATTGGCGCAGGGTTAAAGGCTGGGTGATCAGCCAGTACACTTTTAACCAGCTGGGAAAGCCCTGGACGAATCTAAACGAGTGGAGGATTGAGGATGACAAATCTGCCGAGAAATGAGAAGAGAGGGGCTGTCCTGCAGTCGTTCTTTTCAAGGTCAAATGATGAAGGGCTCCTACCTTGGCTCTTCCTTTCTAACCAGTGATCGAAAGCGCCGCTCCTAGTGCCCGCATGCAGGCGCGGCTGGGAGCGGCCATTTAAGAGAGAAGTGAGCCAGGGAGGATTCGAACCGCCATCTTAGGGCTTCCGCCCAACCATTTTAACCAGGGTTGCCGGTCGGAGGATTCGAAGCGTTTTATGATGTGATCAGCACCACTTGCCGCTCCGAGCTGCGCAGTCTCCCCCGTCTTGGCACCACTTAAACTACTGGCTCAAGGAAATGATCTCACAGATAGAAATGATTGTCAAATTGATAAATCAAGACGACGATGCAGACTGGGACGACGAGTATTACGTCGAATGGCCCTGCATGCTAACATGAGTGAACAATTCGACATTGATTGGATAGATTCAGGCCGGGAGCCGCAGTGTGCTCCTAACCCGGATTATCCGGCTGGGATTGACTTGGACTACTCGCAAAACTTAAGCCCCAGGTGCAAGGCGATTCTACCTTACCCGGCCAGACGCTGCGGTTACTACGTGGTGCGCTGCACGCGATGCGCGACCACGGCAGTGGTGACGACCGCAGGCAGGCCGGATGATCCGCGTTCAATAACTTTGCCGTGCGAGCTTGAATGACCTTGATTAACGTTTACTGGACGCCGCGAATCAACATGCTGGTGGTGTTCTGCGACTGCGGCGAGATTCTGCACCGGCCCAGCAATTATTCGATGGTGCAATGTCCGGCCTGCCGTCAGTCAGCCTTGTGGCATAGCGGCGATCCCAAACCAACACGAGGCCGGTGGAGTGAGCCGGTAATGGCTAACTTGGTATTGACTCGAGACTTCAATCCCGCTAAAGCCCAGGCAGCAAAATAATGAGCCCTGAACTCTTAACTTGGCCTTGTCACATCTGTAAACGCGAACGCCCAGATCATTTGATTGGAGTGGTGCACACAGACTTGAGTGCGGAGCGCGCTTTACCGGCTGGCACCTTGAGCCAGAACGTGCGTTACTGCATCGACAACAAGACCTGTACTGAAGCAGCCCAGACTTACCGGTTTTTAAAGAAATGAGCAAGCAAACCCAAGAGACGAGCTTGAGCGATGTCTTAAGCGATCTTAAGGCCCAGTTAAACCGGATAGAAGGTGCGCTCGCGCGCTTAGAGGATGCCATAGAGGGCCCGCCCCAGCCGATACAACAACAGGCGGAACTGCCGCCGGGTTCTTATCAAAGCCTGCGAGCCGCCGGATGAAAAGCCATGAGCACAAAGACCAATCTTTATTTTGAGGCCGTAGAAGCCCAGGACAGGCAAGCGGCTGACATCTATTTTACGCGCCTAGTGACTGAGGCGCTGGATGCAGACCCCTGCCTGCTGCATGAGGAGGCCCGGAAGCTCGTAAACTTAAACATTGGCTACACTCTTGGCTACTTGAGCGACGAGACCAGAGTGCGCTGCCTAGAGCTGTACCCGGAAGCAGAGCATCCAATCCTAGGCCGGACCTTTGGCGACCTGGGCCCGGACGTGTTACTTGCTGCCGGGATGGCTTACGCTAAGAGCGGCTTAGCTGCGGCGCGCAAGGTGATCGCAAACGCGCGAGCTGAGGCCGACTGCGCAGGCGCGAGCGATCTCATCGAAATGATCAACAGAGCCTGCAAATGACCCTCATCGACTTGAAAGTGCAACTAGACAGGATTGAAGGCAAGCTCGATGCGTTGCTCGAGATCCAAAGCGTAGTCATCGGACGCAAGCTCAAGCCCCCGCAAGCTCAGCCAGATCCGAGTTTAGGCCAAGCCCAAGGGTTTCGGCCTGTCCCAGAGCTGCCAAGTTCGCCGCCCGCCGCCGAGTAAACCTAAAAGCTTATGCTAGACATCCTCTGCTACATCATCCTCGGCTCAATCCTCGGCTTACTAGCAGGCTTCCTAGCTCGCCATCTGTTTCGAGGATAATCTCATGCGAAGCCACGGCCTGCCTTCCAAGCTCGTGCCGTGCCTCATCTGCCGCAAGCCTTACCGGCGCTCGCCCGGTCGCGGCAACCGTCACTACTGCAGCCGCCGCTGTTACAAGATCTTTTGCCGGTTGTGCGCCATCACACTGCAGAACGACATCCTTAGGAGCAAGATCCTCGAGCACGCAGCGTCACTCGTCGACCTCGCCGCCTGATTGTGCGGCCCGCAGGCGTGCTCGTTCGGCATCTATGGCCCGCTGCGCCAGCCGGATGTCCTGCATCCAGAAGGGTTCTGCGCCCGCCTGGACGAGCTTCTCGAGCCTGTCCAGCTCCTCTTGCGTAAGGGCGAATGGGTCAGCTGGCGTAAGTGGTTGATCATCAGGTGTTTGCTTCATAACATCATACAATAGAGATCATATAAAATAGACTGTGCCACCCTGGCACCGGCCAGGAGTGGGGGCAGGTTCCCCACGTAGGGAGGGCCAGCGCCGCCTGGGCGGAGGGTCACCCTCCGAGCATTGTTTGGGCATTACTGGGGGGGGCATTGCCCCAGGAAAAGGGTGGTGGAACAGCCGCGCCACCCACGCTGGTGCTCAGTTGGATTTTCATAAAATGACCCCCACCCCCTTTGGGAAAAGGGTCCCATCTGGGGAGGGGTGGTCGTACTGGGAGGATATGGATTGCATGCATTAAAGATGATGCGTTACATTAGCACGCGAAACAAACGCGTAACGCTAAGAGGATGATAATGCAAGAGTCAGATTTTATTATTAGTACGCCGGAGGGAGGGACGATCCAAGTGGAGGCGAAGGCCGAGCGGGGGCGGCGATTAAATAGGGAGCGGGTGAAGCGGTGGCGGGAGCGGGAGAAGCAGAAACGGGGTATTGAAGTAGATTTGGAAAGCGGCTTGACATCGTTACAGGCACCGACGATAATCCATTACGCAGTAATTGAATGTCCTCAGTGCGGCAAACATCTGCAGTTCATAATCCGAGACCCACACCCATGAAACCAGCCGAATTAAATGATCATTTAGAATTGAACTATGTGAACGGGGCAGCTGCTACCAAGCCGCCGGTCTTTAGCGACGTACGCTTGAACCGGGACGGTCAGGCTGAATGCGAACTGTTATTGGAAGAAGCCAAAAAAGAAGATCGGGTTATTCGCAACAACGCGCAGATGCAGAAATGCATTGAAGTGCATGGCGATGTAGACGCGATGATCGAGAAGCTCAAAAAACTGGAGGGTGAGCATCGGGAACCGTGGGTCAGGGTGCTTAGCCAGATTAGTGCTGCGCTCAATCCAATGAGAACCCAGTTACAGATGCTCTCGAGTGCTCTGAGAACACGGGTGAACGCATGGCGGCAGCAGAAATTGGAAGGGGAGCGGGCAGAGCAAGAGCGCCTAATAGCCCTGGCTAAGGAAAAGGAGCAGGAAGCCAAGTATGCGGAAGATCCGCGCAAGAAGCGGGCGGCAGCGGTAGCGGCTAAGCAATTACAGAAAGCGGCTAAAGAGGTCGCACCGAAGCCAGAAAAGGGCTTAGGCACTGAGATCTATTACGAGGTGGAAATCACTAGTCGGATACAAGCGGCTAAGCTGCCAGCCGAAGCGGTCGAGATGACGCCGAACGAAGTCTGGTTCAACCGGGAAATTAAACGCCGCTTAAATGCTGGCCAAGAGTTTCATAAGATCACCTTCGATGGGATTAAAGTAATCAAAAAGTCGCGCACGAAGTTTTACAAATGAAAGCGCTCGAAGACAAACACAAGAAGGAGCTGGGGCCGATTATGCCAGAAGAGATCGAAGCTATCAAAGCGAAACACACCGGCCTTTTAAAAAGAGCGCATAAGGTATTCTGGGATGCGCTCGAAATAGGGGATTGGTTTCTTGATTCGCGAAAGAGAGTAAAAGGCAAACACGGAGCAGGCTGGGAGCGTTGGTTTAAAGAAAACTTTGACGGCCAGATATCCCTCACCACCGTGAGACTCTATATCAGACTGGCGGTTAACCGTGTCTTCCTTGTCACGAAGCTGGAAAACCAACGGCATGCGTTGGAATTGGACCGAATTCCAAGTTTTACTGAGGCGTTACGCTGGATCTCGGAGCGACAAGAAGCAGAGGGCAAATATCGCCGGGGCAATAAAGTGATCGATGTGGAGGCAAGCCAGGGATCGGTTAACGGCGCGCACACAGAGGAGCCACCATGGCGACCAATCAAGATCCCACCGCCGCCGGAGCTGGCAGTAGAACTAAAAGAGCAGGGTGTTGAGGTGGAGAACCCCGATCAAGAACCCTTAGCTATATTGCGCGACTGCTTTAAAAGCTATGTGAGCCAGCGAAATTACCTGCAGATGCTGCAAGATCAGCTGCAGCATTTGGAGGCTGAGATTGCCGAAAGAATACGGGTGGCCGAACTGAGTCCGGCACAGGTGCAGCGGGCAGTCGATTGGGCCTGCCGGGGACAGGATGAAGTCAAGGATATCGTGCTAAAAGTTTTTTTACGTTGAGACGCTTCTGACTCTCTTGCCTCGCTTTTAGCACAAGCAACGCAAGAGACTGGGCCGCCCGAGCCCCTCCTGCTGTGACTTCGCCTGCCATGGCAGGAGGGCGCTTGAGCCTCTTTATAGAATATGACAACACGTAACAACAACCAAAAAGCTAATCGAACTGACTCATTGCTATTGCCGGTCGGACACAGAGAAAGACCGCCCAAATTTAAGCGTGGTCCTAATTTCACCAAACCGCGTAAGAAGAAATGAGGGAGGCCTATGAGCATAGAGGAGCCCGATTGGGGTAGTCCTTATGTGCGGCCTACTGATCCGGGGACCTCGCACGAGGCGGCAGAGGAACTGGACCCGGAGAGTGCGGCCTTTGAGGCCTGGGGCTATTTCCAGTGGTTTGCTAGGGAGGCCGAAGACGGGTTAACGGCGAGCGAGTTTGAGCAGTGTGTGGAGAAGCGCCTGATGGGGCAAGGCTGGGAAAGGGAGAGAGCGCATCGCAAGGCGGAATCGATGCGCCGGAGGTTGCAACCGGATTTAGAGAAGGTCTATAAACTGGTTGAGCTGCGCTACTTCTATTTGCCCCAGAAGGATGGAACCTTTCTCAGGGTCAAGCGCAAGCGCGCCCGCCAGCAGATTTATTACATCCGGCCACCTGGGATTGAGGTAGAGGGCTTTTGAACGGAACGGCGCCGTTTGTAAACCTTTACAGTAGGCGCCTACTGTAAAGTGGACTTTAAGGTTTGTTGCCCATGGGCAACATTTTGAAGGCCGAGGGAGACCGGGGTTTCACCGGGCCCCTTCATGTTTCGCCGTTGTCTTCCTATCAGATGACACGTCTTTCATCACTGATCTCGCTATGGGGCACGAGCAGACAGCTCGGAATTACTCCCCCGGCGCTTCAAATTGTTATGTACTCGATCTGGGAGGCCTCCACAAACGCCTGAAACGCGCCCAGAAGCCCTCCCTGGTGGATGGGACCTCTTTTGGTTCAGGATCGCTCTGGAGGGCCTCTGCGTCGATCCAATGGTACTTAAAATCGCTGAGCAGCTCGTAGTAGCCGCTAGTATTGCCTTGGATGAGAAGTCTGTAGTTCTGCGCCGGGTGCACCGGGTTAGGACCGTCCAAGGGGCCTCCGACAAAGTCGACCTCGTAAGAGATCGGCTGTTGGAGTCCTTGGCCAAGCAGGTTCTGCGCCGTCTGCAATGAGCCGAAGTCTATGTCCCCTTGCCGGTAGCCCGCTGGCAGGCCAACGACTCCCGGCACCGCTTCGCCCGTTACGATTGGACAGTTCGGATAATGACCGTCGGGCCATGCGCCGCCGCAGACCTGACAGTGCGGGCCTGGGCCCTCGGGAATATGCCAGTAGGGATTATCCATTGTTCTTGGGGGTTAAGGCATCTTCTAACCGCTCGAGGCGTTCCTGCAAGTTCTCTAACTGGAGGGTGTGGTTTATTAAGAGCTGCTTGATTGTATCAATCGCTAGCAGGGTCTGCTCCCGCAAGACGCGTACCTCGCGCTGAATCGAATCCTCACTCATGGTTGCGTGCTCATTCAACCCTTGGTATATCATACCCATGGGGCGTCCACCAATAGGAAAAGAAAAACTCGTCGCACATAACCGGGCGTTAGTTAAACGCTGGAAAGAGAAAAACCCTGAAAGGGTCAGAGCCCAGAAGCAAAGAGCGCGAACACGAGCACGTATTGTCCGGGCCCAAGAAGCTCGCAAAAATGACCCAACCGGCGAGCTTGCATATGAACCCTTGATTGGTGTAGATCGAGCCCCGGATGCAAAAGAACCCGATCTCCCTCTCGATTGCTTTGACCCAGATTCTGGAGTTGCTAAAAGACCTGAGTCTGGTGCCCAGAACGGGGCCCTTGAGTGCCTACCTGCTATGGAAGAGCCAAGCTTACCTCAACCTCGAACGGATACTCCTAGAGAGACAATTCGAGACGGCGATGCGCGAGATGGAATCACAGAGCCGCCCGGATTCGCCGAAGAAGTCAAACGACATAACGACTTCTACTACCTAAAAAGCCTCCATGATATCCGGCTCATGCTCGAGGGCAAAGGCTAGGAAAGGCCCAGGTTGTGCTGGCTCGCCTGCCCGCCGGATCCGACCACTGTCTCCATGAGTGAGCCGTTGACCCCATGAGTAATGCCATAGGTGTAAACGCCGCGCGCCGTTGAGGGGAAGGATAGAGCCCGCAGATTGTAGGGCGGCACTCCGACCTTCTGGGTCCAGGCACTGGGCATCGGCTTAACCGGCTCGCCGCCGGGGCCCAGGACGTAGCGAGGATAGGGCACTGAAGGCCGGAAAGCCACCTGCTGGACGTTTTGGACGGGTGGCTTGGGTCTTGTCTTGTCCACACACATTCGGGCTCCTGGGGCATTGTAGGGGCTTGGCCAACTCGTCTGGAAAGGAGCCGGTTTACAGAGGGGAGGTTGCCAGCCACTGAAACGGGGGCACCCGGAATAAGGAGACGGAAAGAGTACCGACTGGATCATAAGACTGGCAACCCGCACGAAATCAGCGTTAAACCTCAAGCGGTTGTTTTATTTGTCAAGTATTTATTTCTCTCGGGGGGATGGACTGCCCTGTCCCTGGGGTGAGGTTAATAACTCACATTTCTCATTTGGTATATTGGTAGGTGACAATCCTAGAAAGACCGATCACCCGCAAGACCAAGAAAAACTTCATGCACTATCGGCGTCCGCTAATAGTAACCCTAGAGCCAGGGGACTTATTAACTATCCGCGAGCACCGCTGCAAACGGTTAGTTTATATCGATCTGCACGCCCTCTATATCGAAGCCCTGCGCAGAACTATCGCCGCCGAGAAGCGGGCGAAAAAGAAAGCGAGACGGCGTTAAAACAGTTGGGGCGGGCCAGTTACGACCCGCCCCAAGAGTTATGAATTTCGAGTTCTCGATGCCGTTCTCCGATACGATCAAAGAACGGGGTTAGTTGTCAAGCTCCTAACTTGGGTTAGTTGGTGGCTGCTCGGCTTTTGGCCCAGGTGCCCAAGTCGGCGGGCTGACATCGCCTGGAACAAATTGTACGGACTTGAATTCGCCGGTTGCGTTATTGACTACTACGACCGTAAAGCCTTGTCCCGCAGGCGGCTCTGGCGGAAGCACAATCGGGTGTTCTGGAGTCCCTGGCTTAATCGCATCGGGCGGAATCACGATTGGATGCCCCGGCTGGGGCGGCGGCAGGACAATCGGGTGTTCTGGCACCCCAGGAGCGATGGCATCAGGTGGGATAAAAATCGGGTGACCCGGCTGGGGCGGTGGCAGATAGATGGGATGACTGGGCACCCCAGGACTGATTGCGTCAGGCGGAATCACGATTGGGTGACTCGGTCCACCACCGGGTGCAATCGGATGGCCGGGAGCGCCGGGACCGGGCCAAATGCCAGGAGGCGGTCCACCGGGTGCGATGGGATGAGTTGGATAACCGGGGCTTGGCCAGATTCCTGGGGGCGGTCCACCGGGCGCAATGGGATGAGTTGGATATCCAGGCCCAGGCCAAACTTCTGGTGGTGGGCCACCGGGAGCGATTGGGTGAGTTGGAGTACCGGGCGCACCGCCGCCGGAGAGAGGAGTAATTAGAGCAAGGAACGGTTCCATATAGAGCTAGGTCTCCTGATCCGCCCTCTGGTGTCAAGCGCTATCTCGAATTTTTAGGCGACTGCCAGAGGCCTGACTCCGTTCATGGCGATTTTGGAGTAGCGATCTAACTCCCAATCCTCGGCGGCAATCAATTCCTTGAAATACTTAGTCCGGTAAACCGTTGAGTTCAGTATCTTTTTCGAATGATTAGCTAACCAGTACTGGCGAGCATCAGTGTACTGGCTTATCCAGGCTTTTTCCTTCCCGCCATTAGCGGGCGTCTTTTCGGGGAACCGGGAGCGGATACTAGGTAGGATCGAGCCCGAATGCAGGTAGCTGTCACAGATTACTAGATAGCTTAGCGGCAGAACAAAGCCTTGATCCTCGCCCCACTTAACCCCTGGAGCTAAATAGAACTTATCGAATAATTCTTCCTGTACCCGCTGCATCACCGGATCATCGCCCGCCTCTTTTAACAAGTTAATAAATTCGGCATTGTTAACTAGATCGGCGTTGCGCATCTTGCCGACAAACTTATTGATATGCTGGCTGAATTTCCCGGTCCTCTCGGCATAAGCGGCCACTAGCGGCCCCAGGTTGCCGTACTGGGTGAAACCGATGGAGAGAGTTATCTGCCGGACATTGTTAGGGCCATCCGCATAAATATAGACCGCCCCATAAGCCATCTTCTGCCTTCCTTGTTCAGCTACGATCAAGACATTGCGAATTTTAACGAGCTGATCTTGGTCTATCATTTTCCGTCGCGTTTATCGAAACTGTTTAACCCAGCTAGGGCGAAGACCAGGGTTGTGACAGTAGTGTAGTAAACCCCTAGATATTTGAACTCGGTCAGATGGTCTTTGAGCGCCAAAGCCGGGACCGTGAAGCTCCAGATGTGAAAGACAAAAACGATGACCGGCAGGGTGAGGAAGACTCCCACCGCTCCCCAAGCCAGAATCTTTCGCCAGAGAGGATCCTCCATTTATCCAGCCTGCGGCAGAGGCCAAGTTTGTTGGGCGCTAAAGATGTCAGTTAGGTAGACGGGGGGAGGCAGGAAAGCCTGGGACTCGAGTTGACTCCCCGGAGGATAGATCGACGCATAAGGCGGCATGGCCCAGGGACCTTCCTCCGGGCTGTACTGATAGCTTTGATAGACGATGCGCCGAGGGACAGTGATCGCCTGTTGCTGGTTCTGGCCGCAGTAAGAACTGACCGGGTTCACTTCTTTTTCTTGTTAGCAGGCTTGAGCACATTCTCATAAAAGCGCGCCTGCTGTCCAGCCAGTCCTGACTTTTTAGCTAACTTCGCGACCTTGCCCGGTTTATCGCTGGGCTTGCCTCCTACCCGTTTAGTGAGTGCGCCTGGGCGCTTGATGGCCCCGGCTATGAAGTTCTTCTTATCGGCCATAATATCTTATTTAGTTGGTGAATAAACCGCCGGTTGAGCCGAGAGCGCCGTCGCTAAGGGCACCGCATAAGCGTTGCCGGTATTGTTGTCCAGAATAATCAGGTTGTTGCCCTGCAGGTACATCCGTACCTGGGCCGGTGGAGGCCCTGGCGTGACCGCTGCGGGGTTCCCGACACCCAGGGTGCCCTGTCCTACCGGGCCGTAGCCAGAACCCGTGTAGCGGTCTTTAACAACGCTCAAGGCTGGGTCCGCAGGACCGGGTCCCAGCTCCCAAGGCGGCATTGGGTTAGCCGTGTTGATGCGGGAAGTTTGGGTCTGGCCGTTGTAAGGCGCATAAACCTTCTTCGGGTCTTCCCATTTCGGCGTAGTCGGAGGACCGGGAGCGAAACTGATCGGCTGAAAAGGGGGATTGCTCAATTTCCTAGTCCTCCAATCGTACGCACAACGCCTGTAGGCGTAACCACGCTGCCTAAACCGTCGATGTAGCTGCCAGCCGGGAAAGTTGTTCCTGGCGCGGGAGTCCCAGCAACCGGGCCCGATTCCCATCTGGTAACCGGATAGCCCCCGCTAGGTGGTGGCCAAACTGGAAAAGGCGGCAGGCCGGGTTGACCGGCTGCTGGAGTAATTGGGTTAGCCATAAGCTTAGGTTCCGCTTGATCCTGGCCCCATAATCGGCGCTGGGCTAATCTGACTGATTTTAGGGTCGGCTTTCAAAGGCCCGGTCTCCCAAGGCCGGTTAACCGGCGGGAGCTGCTGGGGCTGGTTCTGGCCGCTAGTGCCGACCCCGTAACGTTGAGGGTACTTGATCGCGTTGTAGGGCGGGGGCGGCTGCACCGTCGAGATATTCGCCGGTTGCGGGCTCCCGTAGGGATAAGGATTAGTAACTGGCCCCATTTCCGGGGTCGTAACCGGCGCACCGCCCGAAGGTGGTGGCCACGTTGGGAATGGAGGCGGCACAAAGGTGGTCGCCTCAACTTGTGGGTCTTCGTTCATAGTTTTATCTAATGCTGCGCATGAAGCGGGTTGGGCTTTGGCCGGATTGCGCTACCGGCTGAGTCCAGATATCAAAGCAATCGACAAAAAGCGAATAGTTGAGAGCACCTGAGCCGTTGTTAGTAAAAAAGCAGACATATAAGACCGCAGTCGCGGTCGGAACTGAATTGTCGGTTGTAGTACCAATCAAGACATCATCAATATAAAAACTAATTGAGCCAAGGGTCGCAACTATCTTAAATTTGTGAAAATTCACAGCAGTGGTCACTGGAATACCCGTGTCAATATTATCGGCTAGAACAGCCAAATTTCTGGTATACATATACCAATTGGGACCGACAGCGGCATTAGCGTAGAAACCGGCATAAGACTGAGTAGCGGCGATTACAGGACCGGCACTGCTCGCTAATCCGAAAAAGTATTGGTTATTCCCGGCAAAAGAACCATTGCTCGGGGTCATGATGCCCTCGATCGTGAGCGTTAGGTTGGCATTAATCAGCACAGCGCCCTGCATATGGGCCCGAGCCCAACTACTAGCTGTAGTTCCGGGCGCAAGTTGCAGAACACCGGGGTGACCATCATAAATATTAGCAACATAAAGTGCAACGACCGCGCCCGTGCCTCCGCTATACTGACAAAGGAATAGCTTGCTCGCATAGATATTCGTGCCACCTGGGACAAGCGTCATGAAATCCTCCTGATCGTAGTACTCAATGGTCGGCGCGATCAGAGGATGGCTAGCATTATCCCCGCCGATATAATCAAGGACGTTACCGCTGACCTTGTTCAGTAACCCAGGTTGAGTCGTATCCGCAATCGGAGCCTGGGCGGTGGGACCGCCCGTGGGTGAGACCTTAATGATGTAGGTCAGCACCAAGAAAGGCGGCATGTTGTTGTGCGGCGTGTTTGATCCAGTAACGCCGGTTTGGGTATTGGTGCCCGCCACAACACTTACCGCTGAACCGCTAGCACCGGATACTGATGACGCATTTATGCCATGCGAATGCTGCGCTAGCTCGGCAACAGTTAACTGGTGATTTTCCTCGCCGCCGGTAGCCGCCAATATCCGATTAGTTAGACTAGCGCCCTGTCCAGCAGGCAAGAGGAACCGGCTCCTGGCATCGGGCAGATTAAAGGTAGTCGACCCGTCCCCAGTTCCGAAGGTGGTCCCGATCAAAGTAAAGAGAGCCGGATAGAGCGTGCGCGAGACAGCGCTTCCATCCATTAATGCCCAGCTGGCTGGAGGCGTAACACTCGGCCATGCCTTGATGGAACCAACTTCTTGAGCATCGCCCGCCGTACCCGTCTGACCCGTTGCCCCCGGTGAACCGATATCCCCGCCGGGGCCGACTCCGGCTCCGCTTGCTACTACTGTTCCTGGGATTGCTGCGGGCATAAAATTAGGTTACCAGCCGGTGTCGGCGGCGTAATGAGCATAAATCCAGGATGGTCCAGTTAATGCCGTAGTAAACTGGATCTGCGCAAATCCAGTTTCGCCAAGTAAGGCAGTTGCAAGAGCACCCGTGTGATCGACACCACTAACGTCTCGAACAGAATTCACCGCACCAGTCACATGATTATATATAGTTATAGTTGGTATTTTGGACATCGGCTTATGGAAACTCAATGGGCCAAACCCGGAGGCAGTAGCAGTTGGACTAATTAATACCCTGACTCCAGCGGTAGTAACAGTCCCTAATGCTGTGTTATAGGAATAAGTTTTCTGAAAATAGCGCAGGCATTCGTCGTAATTCTGATTGAAGGGTTTATCTATCGGAGTTGTGCAAACTGCTCCCGGCTCGTGCTGGATGAAAGCTATATCAAATGTCGAATTGACCGGACTGGCTGCGAAATTGCTCATTCCAACTGCACCCAAAAAATTACCATTTTGCCAAGTACCGTTTGCTGGAGACATCATGGTTGAACCTGCGGCGAGACAAATTCCGCATTGCAGGCCGTTAACTCCCGGCTGTGCTGTAAAATTTCCCGCACTTGGAAACGCCGGAAGATTCGGAAATGGTATCAAGGTCCAAGTGTTTGCATTCGGAATAGTGGCAAGGTTGCACAGTGAAGTTGTGACCGTTGCCGGATCACGCAATGCAACAGAAAATTTTAACCCGGCAACACTGGATCGAACCAAAAGCGAAACCGAATGAATATCATATTGTAATTCTCGAAAATTTGGACCTTCAACCAATTGCGAAAGCTGTAGCCAATCACCCGCCCCAAGGGTCGCTTGTGCGGTTGTCAGTGTAATGCGGAAATACGACCGTGAGATTCGGAAATTCGTTCCGGGTAAAACCACATCACCAGTTGATCCTACTTGACCACCGCTTGTAACTAGTGTGACTGAACTAGCTTTATTGAGGTTCCATCTATCAACGACGGTAGTACTTGTTCCCGGTGCGGTAACAATGTTTCCGACATTGCGTTGATCCACTTCGAAATTGGGATTGCCCACAGCGTTAAAGCTGCGCAGCCGCACACTCCAGATGGAACTTTGCGGAACCGAGATCAGTGAATCGCTCCCGATGGTGGCTAGGTTGCCAGCGTCCGCGCTGACCGCCTCAGGGGGAAAGGAATGGCAGGCATTATCGCCACCCACATAATCGGTGGCATTACCACTTACCTGAACGAGCAGTCCAGCTGCCGTGGTGTTAGCTAAGGCTAGAGAGGGAATCGAAGGATTAAGCAGGGTGACTTGGTTGCCATTAATCGCCGTAACTTGGAGGGTGCCTGAGACTGAGGTTCCTCCGGCGGTTTTTACCTCGACGTATTGTCCGAGCACTAGCCAGGACGCATTCTGGAAGGTGACTACTACCGTGCCCCCAACTGGAGGCACCGTAAATTGAGCACTGGTCAGCGTGTAAGCGTTAACCCCGGCTGGACCTTGACTGCCGGTAGCGCCTGCTGGGCCTTGGCTCCCGGTAGCGCCTGCCGGACCAGCTGCCCCGGTAGTTCCTTGGACGCCTTGGACTCCCTGGATGCCTTGCGGGATAGTAAAATTAAATACGGCTGCTTGCGGAGTCCCGACATTGACGACATTGGCATTAGTGCCAGCCGCGCCCGTAGTAGTGGTGCCAGCATTTGCAGTAGCGGCTGCTCCGGCTGGGCCAGCGGCTCCAGTTGCCCCAGTGCTGCCAGCGGGGCCAGCGGGACCGGTGCCAGTCAGAGTAGCTCCGCTAGAAGCAATTGAGCCCGGAGCTTGGTTTACGCTATAACCGAGATTTTGCAGCGTAAGCTGGTTAGTACCGGTATTGACCGCAGTGATCGTTAAGTACCCAATGGGCGCGATGTAGACAATGCCGCCGAGATTAAATTGGGCTGCTCCACCGCTAGCGACACTAGCTACGCCCGTCGCGTTGACCGCTGGCATGGTGAAGGCCGCACTTAAGGTAGTATAAGCACTAGCGCCGCCGGGAGGTCCGGGTGGCCCCGTAGCGCCGGGAGTCCCCGGATTGCCTTGGGGCCCTTGAATTCCCTGGGTCCCAGCAGGGCCAGTTGGGCCTTGATTGCCTTGAGGCCCTGGGTTGCCCTGATTGCCTTGAGTTCCTTGAACGCCTTGCGGCCCAATTGGGCCAGTTGGGCCGCTTGGCCCTCGGTAAGGCCCGGTATCAATCCAAGCACTTCCGTTCCAGCTCCAGCCATGGCCGGTATCGGCTGCGATCCACAGATCGCCATCAGCGTTGCCGCTAGTCGGTAGGTTGGCACTGGTGGCAACGGTGCCTTTGGGATTTAGCGGAGGACCCGGTGGCCCAAGCGGCCCCACCGGTCCTTGTGGACCGATTCCGCCGGGTGGACCGGGGAGCGAGGTAGTTGTAATTTTATCGGGACCAAAGCCAGTGCCGGGAGGCGCATTGTAAGTGGTGCCGAAATTCATGACCGTCATCTGGCCAACGGTCGGAGTGTCGACCACTTCGTAGTATCCGGCGCTGCCTCCATTGCCGTCCCCAATCGTAATGGTCATCCCAGGAACAAAGCCTTGAGAGTTAGCAACCGATAAGCCGACATTCCCGTTTACCGGAGGCTGGGTCCAGGGCGTCAGAACATTAGTAAAAACGTAAACAAAACTGATCCCGTCATAGTCAGGCGGATCTTGCGGCCTGACTCCAGGCTGCATAGGACTAACCGTATATTGGGTGCCGCTGCTCACGTCTTAATAATGAAGTTAATAGCCAGGTAAGGCGGGATGTTATTGTGACCAGCTCCACCGCCAGTGTTAGTGGTTGTGGCCGTAGCAGTCGCTGCGGCAACCGCAACACTGACCGTAGCCGGATCGGTTGTGATCGTGATATTGTGTACAGCTCCCGGCTCGGCAACTTGTGAAGCTCCTCCTTGGGTTACAAATTGAGCATTCTGATTGTAGGGCACCGGGGCTGTATGTGCGTGCGGAGGACTGCTTGCAGTATGGGAGTGCGGGGCCACCGTAACCGGATGGTTATGAGCAGAGAGTTCTGCAGTAACCAGCGTGTGTTTCGCTTCGCCTATGTAGCCTGGACTTCCTACGGTACTAGCTAAAGGATAACTAGCTCCTGCGCCGATGGGGAAAAAGCCGTTACTGAAGTTAGGCAAGTTAAAGGTACTGGTGCCATCCCCAGCCCCGAAACTAGTTCCAAGGATCGCGAAAAGATTAGGATAGGCTGTGCGGCCAACCGCAGCTCCGTTTAGCACAAGAAAGCCGCCCGGAGGAGTCGGAGTCGGCCACATAAAAATAGAGCCGGTCGGAGCCACTCCCATGAGTCCTTGCGGCCCTTGCGGCCCCGCGATCCCAGCGGGACCCTGAGGACCCTGCGGGCCCGTGGCAGAGACATTGTTACCGGTCGGTAATACGGTGCCTTCAGGCGCGCCGCCGGGATAACCCTGGTTGGTGATATCCAGCGAATTGTTAGTGTTGTTAGTACTCTGGACGCTGAAATAGTCACCCGCTTCGATATAGATGATCTGGCCCGCCGAAAAGGGAGTCGAGTTTTGGACAAAGGCGACGGCGCTCGCTCCGACTGCGGGAACGGTGAAAGCCTGGGCTAAAGTCGAGAAGACACTCGCTCCCCCGACTCCTTGCGGGCCAGGAGGCCCCGTGGGACCAGCAACTCCTTGAGCGCCCGTTGGCCCCCGCAAGTTAGCCGCGCTAACACTGGCTCCGGCCCCCAGCATGGTCCCACAAGGCGTGTTATTTGGGTCGCCGCTATTAATAATCTGGACCGTGAACTGATCAATCGGCGCGCCGATCACGGTAAAGGTCCCGGCTCCTGGGAGAAAGATCAGCATCCCGGCACTCATCCAAGAAGTGTCCGTGACGTGGATCGTGTAAGGCGGATCTCCTACACAAGGGATAGTGATCGCCTGGGCTAGATTGCTGATCGAATTCTTGCCCGCCGGACCTTGCGGCCCTCTCCCGCCCATTAAACCCGGAGGCCCGATCTGACCTTGGGGTCCGGGTAGACCTACACCCACTTCGCCTTGTGGGCCGGGAGGCCCGCGCAAGACGTCCACAAAGCTCCAGATAGGAACTGCACCGGGAGGGGCCGAAGGCTGCGCTGCGTCCCAAAAACCTCCGTCATCGAGCGTGTAGCCCAGGTCACCGACAAAGACGCTAACTCCATCGATAGGCGGCAGCTGCGAAGCGGAAGCGACCTTAAAAAAGTTGGACACTTTTCTCTATGAGCGGAGAGGAAAGGCCAGCTAGTTCTTCAAGAGCTTCACTTTAGGCAGTGAGAGGAGTAAAAGTCCAGTGTTATGAATGGTACACTCAATGAACTTCTCGCAATCCTTGGCGACACCCAGAAACTAAGCGCCGGATATCTCACTCCGGTCGGTTCTCCTAACCCTACTGCGCTGCAAACCCTGATCGCACTGCGCAAACAATTCGATCCCTATACCCTGATCCAAAATCCGCTCTCGAGGCCTGCAACCCTGATGACTCCGGCCTGGGTCGCCAGTTTAGCGGCAGGCCAGGACGCGATCTTTTTGGAAGACGTGCAAGGCCGAATCGATACCAGTCACACGCCGCAACCGGCATACATTTTTGCCTCGTGAAGCGAGATCCAGATGAACGTTTTTGGGAGAAGGTTCAACTGCTGGATCCGATCTTTCCCGAAAACGGATGCATGATCTGGACTGCTGCTAAGAACGATGGGTACGGGCAGTTTTGGGCAGATGGGAAGACGCAATCTGCGTCTCGGTGGGCCTACGAACGTTACCGAGGACCGATTCTAGTTGGATTAGAGCCTGACCATCTTTGCCGCAATCGAGCTTGCGTTAATCCTGATCATCTTGAGCCGGTAACAACTCAAGAGAACCTCAAACGAGGTTTGACTGGCGCACATCAGAGGAGTAAAACTCACTGTCCCCAAGGTCACCCGTATACATTGGAAAACACATTAAGAGATCCATGGAGACGGTGTAAGACCTGTCACTACGAAAGAAACAAACAGCGTGCCCGGAAAAGCAAAAGGGACAATTAAAGGCCATAAGATCACCCCAGCCCAGCAGAAGCTCTTCGGCACTGCGCGCGGGCTGCAGGAAAGTGGCGGTTCGTCTAAAACGGCAGCTGGCAAGATCGCCAAAAGTATTCCGCCCAGCGATCTGCATAACATCGCTAAAAAACCCAAGGGCGGTTACCGAAAGAAAAAATAGAATGGCAGGCAAATCGAAATCTAAATCAAAGGCTCCGCCGAAGCGTAAAGCAGCTTCTAAAGCTCCTCCTTCCAGAAAAGCGCCTCCAATGGCTCCGCCCTTTGGAAGCAAGAAGAAAGTCAAGCTCCCGACCTTGGGCGCAGGCCTGACCGGCTTAGGTGGCACCGGAGCCAGCGGCATGATTCCATAGCACTTTTATCAGGTCCGGAAGTGGCCAACGATAAAAAGAGCCCTGGCCCCGAGGCTCATGAATCTTTCGGGGCATTCTTTTTTCTCCGGGTTCTCCGGCGAGCTACTTCGGCACTATAGCGGCGTCCCTTTGGCCGGTGGCCTGCATGGACGGAATCTGGATTACAGAAACAGTAGGGATGTGGTCGGGACCGGCTTTTCATTTTACATTCAATTCGCAGAATGCCTGCGTTTTTGCTGCATAAGTGCCTCAAAATCAGCAAAAATCTCTAAAAATTCTTAATTCTTATCCACTTGACGCCACTCCTGCCCACTTCTAGGGTGGCGTTCATGCGTTCTGATTCTTTTACGAACGTCTCTTTTCCACACGAGAAAAGAGATCTTCTGCGTAGTGCCGTCACGCACTACGAATTTGGCAATCCGACCAATTTCTTCCGAATCTGCGGGCTGCTTTTGATCGAAGCCTACGAACAGGATGCCAGCTTAGAGCGGCCCCTGGGATTCCGTAAGAACGGAGTGTCCATTGCTAAACTTCAGCAGCTTTATGCTAAAGACAAAACCCAGAAAACAACCATCCACCCCAATGAAACGGAGGACTAGGCCTTCGAGGACCCAGGCCCGCATGTTTAAAGGCATTCCGGTCAGGGAAGCGAGAGCCTCTATTCACGTTCAGCCTAACCAGAAAGACATCGACGCGGCGACCCAGGAATCGCCGGTCAACTGCGCTTACGCCCGCTGTTTAAAGCGGGTTCTCGATGCGCCGAATGTCTTTGTTTTTCGGACAATTGCCTACATCCAAACACTGGATGAGGCGGGCCAGCCCATCATGGAGCGCTACACCGTTAAAAAGTACGCCCGCGATTATTTGATGCGTTTTGACCATGGTGAGAAAGTGCCGCCGGGAGGCTTCGTGTTTCATCGGCCTAATCGTGCGTGCACTCTGGTCTACAAACAAAAGCAAGGGGCTATAGCGCGCAAGGAAGGCAGGGTTTCTCCCAGAGTGAGCGTGGGTCAAAAAGTTAAGCAAAGACAATTCAATTTGCGTAACGGCAAAGGCTGCGTGCACCTTTTCGGAACGGAGGACCAGATCAAAATATGGGCAACATGAAAAAGTCTCCTTTCGAGGATCTAGACGAGGAGATGAAAAAGATGACGATTGATGTCGCTGTTTTCCTGACAGCCCTGGCCCAGCGCCTTCCTCCTGCCAGCGAAAAGCTTCACGAGCTAGTGAGTGAGCATTTCACTAGGACTTACAATCTGCCTAACAGCGCAAAGTATGCGTTGCGTCACGCACTGGATCAGCTATGGGGTTCTGACTGGGAAGCCACCGTCTCAAAACGTGGACTCCGGCTGATCACCAGATTTGAACCCATGCAAGGTGGAAACGGCGAAGCGAAGATCATTAAATGAGTGCAGGCGTAACGCCGATGGCCTCAGGCCTGAAGCTCAGTATCGAGTTAGAAGTGAGGGGCGACCGGCAATGGCTAAACCTGACCCTAGAGGACGAGATGGACATGGTAGAAGCAAGTGTGAGCTGCCCGATTCTGTGCACCACGCTGGATCGGGCTTATCACCTGCGGGAATCGGTGGTGATCGGGATGCGCCGCCTGATGCAGGAGGCCTTCACTCAAAAGCTGATCTCCGACTACCCTGGCGAGTTGATGACAGTCTGGAAGTCGCCGCAAGAATCGGCGCTCCCTACACCCACCTCTTCGGAAGAGTCCATGCCGTCCTTGACCGATCTGGAATTGCAGTAGCTCTTTTTTCTAATCTGAAATTTGCCCGCCTTGTGGTAGAACTGATGAATGGCGAAATCAAAAGATCCTGACTATAGGTTCTGGGAATTCGTTACACTTAGCCCAGATGGTTGCTGGGTTTGGGAAGGAGCATTGCATCAAGGCTATGGTGTTTTTTGGGATGGCATTGGGAGCGCGATAGCCCACCGTTGGCTATATCAACGCCTTTTCGGTCCCATCCCCATGGGCTTAGAACCTGATCATCAATGCCGACGACGTAATTGTGTGAATCCGGGCCATCTCAAAATAGTCACCCACCAAGTGAACTGCGACCGCTACAAGACTCATTGCCCGCGAGGGCATGAGCGCACGCCAGAAAACACCGGTTCGTACGGAAGATGCAAGACTTGCCATAGGGAGTGGCGAGCCAGACAATCGGCCAATGGATTTGGTGCAGTTTCGTCGCGAGTGTGGTGAAGGAACCGACGAAGAGTTAGTCCGAGCCGTCTACAAAATTGACGACACGGTCGAAAGCCCGGACCAAGCCAAGAGCTGGCTCTGGGCGCTCATTAAGCGGCTCCTTGAGACTGAACGTTACGGAGCGG